CCGCTTCGTGGGCGGGTTATAACGTATCACTTCTTACGCGCGATTGTCGCAGGGCCTGAACAATGAGTCAAGACCTAATGAAAGGGTGGGCGTTGTATTACGCATCACTCGGATGGCACGTTTTCCCGCTCAAACCTGGCACCAAATACCCTGGCTGCGAACACGGCAGCAGCGAAGCAACTACCGACACCGCACAGATCGAACGTTGGTGGACCGCAATGCCCACCGCGGGCATCGGCATGCGGCCGGCCCCATCGAAGCTGTATGTGTTCGACATGGACCCGCGCAACGGTGGCGAGAAAGCCTACGAACAGTTGCAGGCCGAGCATGGCATGTTGCTGTCGCCGGTGATGGCTCAGTCGGGCCGCGGGAGCGGGTTCCACGCCTACTTTTCCGCGCCAGATCCGACCGTCAAGTATCAGGGCAATCCTGGTGGCCTGAAGGGCTTGGACGGCAAGCACAACGGCTTTGTGGTTCTTCCGCCATCGATTCACCCCGAGACCGGGCAGCCGTACACCTGGACCACTGGCACCCCCGGACCTCAGGACGAGTTGCCCGAAGCGCCGGCTTTCCTGCGCAAGCCAGTCATTGACCGCAAGCCATCCGACCGCATCGGTTCGCACGAAGATGTGCCGCTGATCAAGGAAGCGCTCAAGTTTGTCGACCCGGACGCATACGACACTTGGTTCCCCACACTGGCAGCCTTGAAGCACTGGGGCGAGCATGCCGAACTCGAAGACGTGGCTTACGACATCTGCCGCGAGTGGTCTGCGCAGAGCCCGAAGCACGACGACGGAGAGTTCCAATGGAAATGGGAAAGCTTCGACAGCTACCGCAAAGACGCCCGCACCCTGGGCAGCCTGATCGCAGAAGCCAGGGCCAATGGATTCCAACCTGGCCCCGACCCTGCAGCTTGCTTCGCTGCGGCGATGGCGCTGGGGGCGGCCCCGGTGGAGACTGCTACGTCGCTGCCGGATATTGACCTGATCGGCCTCCCAACTGAATCTGACCAATACCAGGGGCGCTGGTTCGCTGAGAAGGCGCACAAATTCTTCAAGTACTCCCCTGGCATCGGCTGGCTCAGCTACGACCGCACCCGGTGGGTGCCTGACGAAGCCGCTGCAGCGCGCCTGGCACTCGGCAACCAGTTGAAGGGCATGCTCCCGGCCATCAGCCCCAGCAAGCAGGCTGCGATCATGGGCGCTGGCCGCCTCAGCTCGATTCTGGATGTGGCCAAGGACTTCCCGCACCTGCGCGTCATGCCGGAGCAATGGGACGCCGACCCGTACCTGGTAAACACCCCCGCCGGTGCGTATGACCTGCGCACAGCTGCGCCAGCGCCGCAGGCGGGGCATTTGTTCATGCAGTGCACAGCGGTTGCCCCCGACTTCAATATGCCGACGCCGGTGTGGGACCGGGTGCTGCGCGACATGTGCCCCGAGCATGAATTCCTGATGCGCGTGCTGGGCTACGGCCTGATGGCAGACCTGTCGGAAGAGATGATCTTCATTCTCTACGGTGACGGGCAGAACGGTAAGTCGAAGATCCTCGAGTGCGTCAAGAACCTGATGGGCGACTACTCCACGACCTACAGCAGCAAAGCCCTGGTCAAAAACCGTTTCGACGACAGCAAGGAAGACGCCAAGCTGCGCGGCAAGCGCTTCGCCCTGTGCGAGGAAATCCCGCTCGGTGCACGTTGGGACGACGACAAGATCAAGAACGCCACCAGCAGCGGCACGCTCACTGTGAAGCTGATGCGCGAAAACGCCTTCGAGATGCCCAGTCGCTACCGGGTGTTCCTGGCCACCAACTACCTGCCCGCGCTCGACGGTCTGGACTTTGCCATGCGCCGCCGGCTGTGCCTGATCCACTTCCCGCGCACCGTGGCGGAGAACGAGAAGGACAAGAAGCTGTCGGTCAAGCTGCAGGCTGAGGCACCTGGCATCTTGGCAAAGCTGATCCGCGCGGCGCAAGCATGGTTCACAGAGGGCCTGGTGCTGCCGGAGAGCGTGAAAGCCGCCGTTGGTGAGTACATGGACGACAACGACGAGATCCAGGCGTGGCTCGACTCCGAGTGCACCAAGGACGACGCAGCGGTGTCTGTGACGCACGATCTCTACCGCAGCTATGCGTGCTACGTCGAAGCGACCACACGGGCGCCCATGAGCCCCCAGGGCTTCGGCATGGCCCTCAAGAAGAAGGGCTTTGCCAAGGGCAAGGAAACGTCAGGCAAGAAGCGCAGAGTGATCCACGGACTAAAACTCAACCCCTCCTAGGAGGGGTTTTTAGTGACAAGTTGGTGACGACTTGAGACAACCTTGAAAACTGGTTGTCACCGACGCAACTACTTGATTTTGTTAGTATATTTTTATGTTGGTGACAAGGTGACAACTAAAAACAGAATTACAATAGTTACAGAGCCTAAATACCGTAAATAAATGAGAATATATCGCAATAAAGTAATATAGAAACTAATAGGCGAAACGTCCAAAGTCGTCCCCTTTGTCACCGGATTGGCTGGAAGCCGCGAAATAGAGCGGTTCCAACTAGGAACAACTTGGCACTGTAGGGACAACCTTGGTCGCGTGTTACACTCGTGTCACCTTGGGGAGGTGGAAAATGCTTACCGAACAGCAAGAATTCATTTGTGACAGCGTGGCAGAGGGTCTGACGATCCGTGAGATCGCGTTTTGCCTCGGTTTGTCCTCTGGCAGCATCATCCGCATTGCTACGTCGACGCCAGAAGCCACAGAGCGCTACGCACGCGCACGCGACGCCGCAGCCGACCTCCTGGAAGCCTCGATCATGGAAATCGCCTCACAGAGCACCGCAGCGACCGCCAAGGCCGATCGTGTGAAGCTGGCCGCACTGCAGTGGCTGGCTGGCCGCCGCGCACCGAAACGCTACGGGGAGCGCGTGCAGCAGGATCACACCAGCAGCGACGGCAGCATGACGCCGAAGCAAGTGGCAGCCATCACCACCAGCGACCCGCAGGAGGCGGCGAAGCTGTACGCGGAGATGATGGGCAAATGAGTTTCGACTACCACAACCCGGATTACGCCCGTGTCTTTGCCGAGCGCTGCGAGCGCCTCAACTGGCTGCGAGAGGATCCGTCCCGGGTTGCGGCGATGCGGCTGTACTATCGCGACCACCTGGCAGACTTCATCAACGATTGGGGGTGCACCGTTGATCCCCGCAACCTCGACCGCAACCTGCCGGCAATGGTGCCCTTCCTGCTGTTCCCCAAGCAGCGAGAGTGGGTCGACTGGATCATTGACCACTGGCGCAATCGGAAACCAGGCATCACCGAGAAATCACGCGACATGGGCATCAGCTGGCTCAGCGTGGCCTTGGCCAGTAGCATCGGCTTGCACTACGACGGCGCTACGATCGGTTTCGGCAGCCGCAAGGAGGAATACGTCGACAAGCTGGGGCATCCCAAGAGCCTGTTTTACAAGGCGCGCCTGTTCGTGCAGATGCTGCCGCCAGAGTTTCGCCCCGGGTGGGACCTGAAGCTCCACGCGCCGCACATGCGCATCAGCTTCCCCAACACGGGCAGTGTGATCACCGGAGAAGCCGGCGATGGTATCGGCCGGGGCGACCGGGCCTCGATCTACTTCGTGGATGAATCGGCCTTCCTGGAACGCCCGCAGCTCGTTGACGCCTCCCTATCGCAGACCACCAACTGCCGCCAGGACGTGAGTACGCCAAACGGCATGGGCAACCCGTTTGCGCAGAAGCGGCACGGCGGCAAAATCGACGTGTTCACGTTTCACTGGCGGGATGACCCTCGCAAGGATGACGCGTGGTACGCCAAGCAGGTCGACGAACTGGACGCAATCACCATCGCCCAAGAGATCGATCTGAACTACGCAGCATCCGTTGAAGGCGTGCTCATCCCTTCGGCATGGGTACAGTCTGCGGTCAACGCTCACGAGAAGCTGGGTATCAAGATTACCGGCGAGCGCATCGGGGCTTTCGACGTGGCCGACGAGGGCGCCGACAAGAACGCCTTCGGCATACGCCACGGCATCGCCCTGACCAATGCTGAAGCCTGGAGCGGCGTGGGGGACGATATCTTCGGATCTGTGGAACGCGTGTTTGACTTGTGCGACGAGCACAAGCTGCTCAAGTTCCGGTATGACGCCGATGGCCTGGGCGCCGGTGTGCGCGGCGACTCCAGAGTCATCAACGAGCGTCGCCAAGCGCAGCAGGTGCACCCAGTCGACAACGAGCCCTGGCGCGGCAGCGGCGAAGTCGTGAACAAGGAGAAACCTATCCCGCGTGCCAGGGTCAGCGACGACAAGGACCCCCTGGAGCGTCGCAACGAGGATTTCTTCCAGAACGCGAAGGCCCAAGCCTGGTGGCATCTGCGCGTGTTGTTCCAGCGCACCCACCGCGCTGTGAGTGGCGAGGACACGGACTTCGATCCTGACAACCTGATCAGCCTGGTACCGGGCAGCGCGCAGTTCACCCAGCTGCTCACGGAGCTAAGCCAACCCACGTACAGCAAGAATACCGCCGGCAAAATCGTGGTGAACAAAAAACCCGAGGGCACCAAGTCACCCAACCTGGCCGACATGGTCATGATGGCGTATGCGCCGCAGGAGATCGCACGCACCACTCTGGGGGTCATGATGCCCGCGCGCCTACGCAGGGGTTGACACGGGTGTCGCGGTTGGGTAGTGTGGCGCTTGCAGATGGAGCGCAATTAGCGGCGCCGCCCGTTACGAGAGGGCGTAAACGGCAGGGTAATAACCCTATCCCACCATCAGCCCGGGTTGCGCCGGGCCATCTGCGGCAGAATTCAACGACTTTCCCCGTGGTTGCTTCGGAGTGGGGATTCAGGGCAAAAGACCACAAGAGCCCGGCTGTCCTAGGCACGTAGCTGCGCCGTTATCGTCTGGCGCGGGAGGCCCCTAGGAGGTAAACGATACGTCGGCCTGCAACGACGTTAAACCCTGCAGGGCCTACAACCAACGCCAGTGCCCGCATATGCGGAAGTTGCACCAACCTGTTGCTCCGTACCTCACCCGCCCACTCGGCGGGTTTTCTTTTGCCTGCTCTGAGGTAGTTGACAGGCGCGGCAACCTGTACCACACTCCGCAAACACAACAACTGGAGCAACACTGCCATGTACGTTCCACCCGACTACTGCGATGCCAACCAGGCACAGCTGCGCCTCAACAACACTATTTTGCGCCGGACCCTGCGTCACGAGCGCCGCGCCCGCAACCTCATGGCCACCATCGCTCTCTTGGGCTGGGTTCTTGCGCTTGCGGCGCTTGGGGGTGCTGTATGAGGCTCGTCGACATCTTGGCCGCAGAGCTGGAACAATGGGCCGATACCACCGCCTGCTACGTGCAGGACAGCACAATGGTCGCATGGCCGTGCACTACGGTGCCGCTCTCTTACGATTGCGCTGAGGGTATGTGGCTGATCGAGACAAAAATCGACTTCAGCGTCGAGGCTTCGCTGGTCCATTCTGAGACCTTGGCCGAAGATGCGGATCGTGCCGTAGTTGCACGCTGGGAGTGGGAAGCGGCTCGCGCAAAGCAGGTGCAGCCATGAACCGCGGCAGCGTAGAGTTCCGCCAGGGCTTCACACACGCCGCGCAGTTCTTCGAAGGGACGCTCATCGACCCGGTCGGTGCATGGCAGATCATCAACAACATCGAGACAGTTGCACCACAGATGCCGCCGCAGTACGGGCAGGGGATGCTCGAGGTGGCACGCCGGGTGCGGGAGGGGTTGCAGCATGCGCGATAAGCAGATCTACCTACTCACCAGCCCCACCGCCTCAGTCGTCGTGCGCGCTGCATGTGAGACGTGTGCCCGCAGCGTCGCGGCTGCTACGGCCGGGGCCGAGGGTACGCTCGTGTGGCGTGATGCAGAGCGCAGCACGTGCAAGCGTGTTACGGAGTGCGGCAAAAGCGGCGTGGTGCTGCGCAGTGAGGTGGCGTCGTGATCAAGCTAACCGACAAGGTGTACGTGGCAGCACACGCCATCAAGAGCATCCAGAAAAACGATTATCACGATTACCTCACCGTGACGACTTTCGACGGTGACCGCCACACGGTCTACGCCGACTACGGCCAGGGTATCTACGCAACCCTGGACCGTCTCGTCCGAGAGGTACGGGAGGCCTCAGGTGACAGTTGACACACCCGTCACTCTGCCGCACACTGGCCCAAATTCAACGAACGGAGCAATGCGAGATGCGCGACCCGAACAAGATTTACCTCTCGGCAGTACGCCAGGGCAACACTTTCAAGATCATTGATCAGGACCACCGGGAGGTGGCCAACGTGACGAATCTGTCCGTTGATGCAGACCTCGGGGAGCTGGTGCGATTCTCTGCCAGCTTTATCGATGCGCCAGTTGACAGCCAAGATTCTGCACACGTAGCGGGGCGCGGCAAATGACCACCAAAGCCGCAGATGTGCTTCAAGCCGCCCTGGGCCACATGCAGGACCGCGCCGCCTCATACGACAAGCCCGAGGGCGAGCGCAGCATGCCGGCCACTGTTGCGGCGTTCAACGCGCTGACAGGCCACACCCTCACCGCTGAGCAGGGGTGGCTCTTCATGACGGTGCTGAAGCTGTGCCGCACGCAGCAGGGCGGTCACCGGCCGGACAACTACGAGGACGGCGCGGCGTATTTTGCGCTGATGGGGGAGCAGGCTGCTTGTGATAGGGCGGTGCCGGTTGCTGAGCAGGTCAGCCAGAAAATGGCGGGAGAGCCTAGGTGGACCAATCACGATGGTTCAGGTTGTCCTGTAGCTGCCGGGACTCGGGTAGAAATCCGCCGTTTCAACGGTCAGACCGTAACTTTCGAAACTTCCGGCAAAGGTTCGGATTGGTGTTATGGAGCCAAGCCGGAGCGCGAGAGCATAGAGGCTTACCGCCTCGCGTGACCGTCACACCAACCGCAGCAAAATGAAACCCGGTCACGCAGGTGCCGGGTTTTTCTCTAGCATCGCCTTGGCCCGGTCGACCACACCTGGCGTCAGGGGCTTGCCGTTCTCATCGACCAACACGGTGACGGTGCTGCAGTGGCACCGATAGCGGTTCCCATCCTGCGACCACCAGATGCGCTGCTCTTCGGTCGTGTGCAGCGTCGCGTGGCGCGCCCGATGTGTCGCGCGGGTCGTCGGCAACAGGGCGCTCATGTGCATCTCACGCGACAACAGCCCAAGCTCAACACGTGCCTGGTCAGCCTCGGCCATTCGCGCCTGGCGCAACGCACCAGGAATCTCCGTCTGCGCAATGAGCGCCGCCCTGCGCTGCTCGATACCGGTCTGCGCGGTGAGGTTGGCTGCGATGGTGCGAGTGTTCAGGCCGGCAGCCAGCCCGTCCTGCAGCACCAGCGACATGCTGCGCTTGATCTCGGCGCTGAGCCCGACCATGTTGTCGTACTGGCGAACCCGCAAGAACCCGAGCCGAGTCTGGTACGGCTGCGACATGAGCAGCGCTGTCAAGTTGGGTCGGGTTGCAGCATAGGCCGCGCTCTGCACCGACAGGTTGCTCAGCTGCTGCGCGGTGCCCTGCACGTAGGCCGGCTCGACATACGCTTCGGTGAACCACAGGTCCTGCGTGCCACCTTGGAGCAGCAGGCGGTCAACCTGGTCGCCCACGTCAGCAAGTGACAGAGCCAGGATCTCAGGCGTCGTCTCGTACAACGTGGCGTTTGTGGTCACCGTGCGCGTTGGTAGCGAGTCGAGCAGATCGCGATACAGCTTCTCGATGGCCCGCAGCCGGCGGCCCCAGTCTTTCTCGGCCCGCGCCTCTCGGCCCGCCTGCCCGGTTGGGTCTTTGGCGTTGCTGGGCAGGATCGGCTGCCGGGCCATTACACAGCACCTGCAGCGTCGGTTTCAGGAGGCAATGGCTCACCTGCCGCGGGTGCCGCATCTGGAACAGGCAGCGGCTTGACCTTTTCTAGTTCGAACCCAGCAGTAGTGACGATGCGATCGTGCGAGAACACCGGTTCGCCGCTGGCCAGCTCCAGACTGTTGATCTCGGCCATCACCTTAGCGTTGGCCAGCTTCTCCGACTGGGTCGACTCGGTGAGGTCGGTCCAGACAACCGTGAACGTATCACCTGGCACCTTGTCCAGCAGCTTGAACCGGATGAGGTGGCGCACCAGGGTGTCGATGTCGTCGGTCAGCTCGCCCTCGCGGCGCCCTTGGCCCCGCTTGTTGAATGCCTCGATGTCTCCGCTGCTGGCACGCTCGCCCGTCTGGCTACCGCTGATGATCTTTGCAGGCATCTGCACGGACGCGGCAAACGACATCAAGGCCACGTTGAACGGCGGCTGCGGATCGGGCACGGTTGAAACGAGCGGAGTGACTGTAGCGCCCTGCAGCCCGAGCGCCGTATCCTGGCCCCGGTTCATACCTTTGGCGATCTCGTCGAAGGCAGTGTGGATCTCTGACATCGGTACGCCCAGGCCCCGGGCAATGGCTTCCACCTGAACCTCTTTGTCGAAGCTTATGGCCAACTGGCGCGCGGCGTTCTTCAGGTACGACTCGCCGGTGCCGCCAATGATTTTCTCCATCGTGACGCAGTCGTTATAGCCCGCCTTGAGGAACGGCACACCGTCGCGGTAGTCGCCCAGCAGCACAACGCGGGTCCAGTGGATGTTGACCGACAGGCCGGAGTTGGTGCTCTCGGTGTTCTCCTCCACCTCGGGCTGCACGTACGACCACATGACCGGCATGCCGTATCGTTCCGACTGCAGATTGCTGTCCCACTCGGTAACGCGCAGCTGCCCCTGCCACGCCGGGATCAGGCGCTGCAGTACGCCGCCGTCTAGCGGGTCTTCCCATTTCTTGTTGTCCTTGACCTGCAGGATCAACCCGGCGTAGTTGCCCACCATGCGGCGCCGGTCGGCTTGCTTGACCGCCTGCCACAGCTTGAGGCGGCGCGCTTCGTTGTTGAATTTCTTTTCCCAAGTGGTCAGCGGCCGCTCTTCGTTGACCTCGTCTCCCTGGATCACCTCGGGGTTTGTCTCCCAGCACTTGTCGAGCAACAGGTGAATGGCACCATGGGCCACCCCGTGCCGCTCGTACATGCGGTAGTAGTCGTCAAAGACCAGGTTTTGCGCGAAGCCATACTCGCACCAGGCTTGCGGTCGTTTGGCATCGTTGCCGCCAAGTTGCCGCCCGTAGGCCAGGCGCTGCGCGGTCAGGTAGCGGTCGTTCAAGGCATTGACCGCCAGTTTCAGGGGTGTGGACATGGGCCGGGGCTCCAAGGTTGGATGTGGGGCCATGGTACACTACGGGGCACATCGCAAGAACGGTTGACACTTGCGTCACTCTGTTGCAGACTGCGGGCACATCAACCAACGGAGCAACACAGATGAACGAACAACTGCAGCAAGCCCTCGCGGCAATCCTGAACAAGACCATGGCCGGTGTCGAAGCGGGCGTCAGTTTCTTGGGCGCAGAACTGCCGGATGTAATCCAGCAGCTGCTTGTCTGGAAACTGGCAGAAGCAGGAATGACGGTAGGGGTTAGTCTCGGCGCAGCTTTAGCACTGACTCGGCTGGCGCGGGGCAGCTTAACGGTGCTGACGAAGTTCATGCAGGGCCAATCGATGTACTACAACAACTCGGGAAATGAGGCAGAACGCGAAGGGAAGCGCCAAATGCATGAATACGGATCCCAGTGCCCCTGGGCTGTTGTACGTGCTGGCGTCTCAGCTATCTCCTGGCTGGTGGTGCTGATGGCAGGTCTGCCAGCTGCGCAAGTGGCTGTGCAAATCTGGCTGGCGCCCAAGATTTACCTGATCGAGTACGCTGCCTCCCTCGCCAAGTAACACGTGTGGTAACCTCTGCGCAATACCAGCAGAGGTTACCTACATGCAACTCTTCCGCCGCAAGCCGACCCTCGTGGTCAATTCCGGCGCCGCAGCAGCCCCGATGCGGGTGAACCTGCGCGCCGCAGTCAACGCCGCCGACATCCGCACCGAGATGTACAACGGGCGCGAGCACCTGGTGCTGCCGTCGTACACCCTGCCCGACAACGTGGTGATGAACGGCGGCCTGTACCCGGCCGATGAGATCGAGAAGAGCTACGCGTCGCTCGAGAACACGCCTGCGCCAGTCGGACACCCGCAGATCGATGGCGAGTATGTGTCGGCGTACCACCCGGCGGCCATCAACGGTTATTACGCCGGCGCGTTCAACCGCAACGTCGAGCGCGTACTAGACGAAGACGGTAAGCGGTACCGGGTGAAGCTCGAAAAGTGGGTGGACGTGGAATTCGCCAAGACCAATGCTCAAGGTCAAGCGTTGCTGAGCGCTATCAAGGACAAGAAACCAATCCACACTAGCACCGGGGTGCTGCTGACTCCTGAACCAGTCGCCAACTCCGACAAGCTCGGTTACTCCTGGCGGGCAAAGGACATGCGTTTCGACCATGACGCCATCCTGATCAACGAGACCGGCGCGGCTACCCCTGAGCAAGGCGTGGGCCTGTTCGTCAACGTGGCCGATGCGCAGCCGCTGACCGTCAATGACGATGTGCTCAGTGACGACAGCTACGAGGCCAAGCGCAGCGCCCTGACCGAAGCCCTGCAGGCCAAATACGGCACGGGCGACACCTGGGTATACGCGGAAGACTTCGACGGGGTGAATGTTGTCTACTGCGTGGACGGCGACTACTTCAGCACGGGCTACAGCTACATCGACGGCAAAGTGACGCTGTCGGAGCAGACTGCACCGGTGGAGCGCAAGGTCGAATTCTCTTTGAAGTCGATTGTCAATAAAATTTTGAACATGGTGCGACCTGCTGTAGTATCAGAGCCTGCAATCCAAACCAACTCTGAGGCGCTCGATATGACACCCGAAGAACTCCAGGCGTTGCTCGACGCCCAGGCTGACAAGCAGAAGGAGGCCATCGTCTCCGCTGTGAACACCGCAGTTGCCCCGTTGCAGGAGCAGCTGACCGCCGTCACCCAGACCAACGAGGCGCTGGCGGCCAAGCTCAAAGCCAATACCGACGCGGCCGAAGCTGACAAGCGTGCAGCCGTTGCCGCCGAACACGGCGAGCTGGTAGCCAACGCCCTGAGTGGCGAAGCGCTCGATGCCATGTTTGCCAAGTGCGCCAAGGCGGCCCCGCTGCTGGGCGGCTACCGTGCCACTAACAGCCAGGCTACCGACGGCCTCGGCGACACCCTGCCGGAGTAACTGACCATGTCGACCGCGAACAAAATCTTCCTCGGCAGCGTCCACCGCAACAACCCGGAGCAGCTGGAACGCCGCTGCTCCGTGGCTGTGAAGTCGGGCATGCTGGCCGTCACCACCGGCGCTTTCCCAGGTACCTTCATTCCGCACGCCACTGCCGGGGCCAACCCAGGCTTCCGCTACGTGGTCAAGGAGCCGATCCTGGGCCCGGTAGACTACACCTACACCGTGACCACTGAAACCGTGTTCGCGTACATCCCGCACAGCGGCGAGATCTACCAGATGCGCACCGTAGCTGCGGCGTACACCTTCGATCAGGCCCTGGCCTCGAACGGTGATGGCACCCTGAAGGCGGCGAACGGCACTACCGATATCGTCATCGCCTACAGCGACGAAGCTATCACCACCACCGCTGGCGCGCCGTTCCTGCGCGTCAAATTCCTGTAAGGAGCCGCCGAGATGACCTGGATTCTCGACAAAGCCTCGGTGGCCAAGAGCCGCCAAGCCGCTGAACAGCAAAAGCACATGGTCAACATCCGCCGCATGGGCGTGACCGTTGACGCACGCTTCGCTGCCGATGGCGATATCGATCTGTTCGCCAACGTGGGGCGCACCCCACAAGACGTGTACCGCGACTTCGACGCCACCACCAAGCAATTGATGACCGGCGATGAAGGCAACGTGCTGCTGAACGACCTGCTGCCCCTGGCCCGCTCGGTGAGCATCGGCAAGATCGTTTCCGAGTACCGCAAGGTTTCGGACGCGACCCTGGCCCGCAGCTCGATCAGTGGTCAGCACAGCAAGCCTCTGGACCACGTGGCCTACGACTACGAAGGTGTGGTCATCCCGATCCACGATGCCGCATTCGGCCGCGAGTGGCGCGAAGTTGAAGCCATGCGCTCCGAAGGCTTCGATGCGATCGCGGACGACCAGGCTGCCTCGGTGCGTGCCGTGCGTCGCCAGATGTTCGACAACTTCACCAACGGCAGCACCCTGACCTTCAAGGGTTCGCAGTCGTACGGCATCAAGAACAACCCGGCCACCCAGCAGTTGAACCTGGGCGCCGGCGGCCTGAACGTCGACCTGACCTCGGCTTCGACCACTTTCGCGCAGATGCAGTCGGTGATCATCGCCGCACTGACCGTGCTGCAGGGCCGCGCGAACAACGTCGAGCAGGACATCGACTTCTACGTCTCGCCAGAAATCTGGTTCAACCTGCTGCGTACCGGCACCAACGATACCCGCTTCCAGACCTTCCTGGCTGGTCTGCTGGCTACCGCTGGCGTACGCAGCATCAAGCGCACCAACGGCCTGACTGGTAACCAGTTCTACGCCCTGGCCCTGAACTCCCAGTTCATCCAGCCGGTTGTAGGCATGGCGGTTACTACCACCCCGATCATGCGCACCACCCCTTTCAGCGACTGGCACTGGCTCACCTGGGCTGCCGCCGGCCTGCTGATCAAGCGCGACTTCGCGGGCCGCTCCGGCGCCCTGTTCGCGTCGTAAGGAGAACTTACCAATGGCGAAGAAATTTGAACTCCTGGGTGCAGTGTGGCAGAACGCCACCGAGCAACTGCCGGCGGGCACCGTGCTGACCTTCGAAGATGATGAGCCTTCCGGCATCTTCGTTGGCCGAGTGCGCGAACTGGTCGAAGCCGGCGAAGCGATCGAAGTGGCCTCGCCGAAGAAAGGTGCCAAGGCTGCAGAAGCCGAACCACCTGCACCACCCGCGCCGAAGAAGTAGTCCGGCACAGGTGTCACAAGAGCCCCGCTTCGGCGGGGTTTTTGCTGCCTGTCGCACCGTGCTATGCTTGCCGCAATCAACAGGAGGCACACCGTGGCCGCAATCTACCGGATCAAGCAAGGCGAGTCTGAATCGCCTGTCATGGACGCCAGTGCTGCGGCAATGGTCGTGCTCGTCACCTACTTCAACGGTGCCAGCCCGGTGCAGCCTGCGACTGACGCCGCGCTCAGCATTAGCCCAGACGCCACTGGCGAGACGTTCACCCCACTGGCCAGCTACGGCAAAGGGGAGTGGCGCTACAATGGCCCCGTGGTCCGAGTCCGCTTGGACGTGACTGGCATGGCCGGGGTCACAAGCGCTGCTGCATTCATCTGGCGCGACGATGAAGCGCTGGAAGCTGCGCCGCCTGGCGCATACTCCGGCACGAGAGCCCTGACCACCCAGAGCTACACCGAGGCCAACGTCAAAAATGGCGTCCAGTTCTACATTCAGCACAATCTGCCGCAACTGGCTGCGTCTACCGGGGTGTACAAGCTGCTGTTTACCACGGGGGCGAAGCCTGTTCTTGTGAAAGGTCGTGAGATGTATGGCATCGGTGAGACGTTCAGCCTTCAGGTGTACAAGCAGCCAACTGCCCCGACCCCCGGGGGTACCCTGCTTACCGTGCAGAACTACAACGACATAGGCGCGGCGGCCACGACGGTGACAGTGCGAGGCGGCGTAACGACCACTGCCGACGGCACGCCTTGGGGCGACCCACAGCGGCTGTTCGGCCAGAGTGCCGCCGGCCAGCGGGCAGGTTCAGGCCTGGCCCCGGGCGGAGACCGTGTGCTGAAACCGAACAGCACCTATCTCGTGGTGTTCCGCAACACCGGCAGCGGCACCGCGGACATCGACTATTTTCTCACCTGGTACGAGGGCGGCACTGACCTGCCGTTGCGCCAATGATCACACTTGAACAGGCTCAGCAGTACCTAGTTTCGGTCGGCATCGTCGCCCCAGACTTCATCGTGCAGCTGTGGGTCGACCGGGTCAACACGATCCAGCCGTGCCTCGATGAGCACTACGACCCGGCCACGGCTCTGCTGATCCAGATGTACCTCATAGGGCTGATGGGCGTGCTGGGCAACGGCGGCAAGTACATCACGTCGCAGACCGCACCATCGGGTGCCTCGCAGTCGTACAAGTACGGTGCCTTGCAAGACAACTACCGGTCGGCGCGGTCACTGCTGAACAGCCTGGACCCGTTCGGATGTGCGGGGCCACTTGTGCCAGCGGAACCGGGCGCCAGTGCAGGCATGTGGTTGGGTAGGGGAGGGTGCGACTGTGTCTAGCATCGCCCGCTGGAGCTACAAGAACACCGCCATGGTGCGACCGTGGCTCGGCCAGGACTTGGAGAACGGCGGCACCCTGTATGGTGACCCGTACGAGATCGCCTGTACCTGGGCTGCAGAGTCGCAGGAGATGCGCGACGCCACCGGCGCCGAGTTCGTCAGCAAGTACATCATCTGGTCGGAAGACCCGCGGCCCAAGTACCGCGATCAGATCCTGCTGAATACCGAAGCTGTGACCGACTGGCAGACGATCCGCGATCACATGGAGTGGGACATGGCCATGTTCTCTGACGTTCCCGATTATCGCACGGTGACCTGACATGCCAATCAAGGGGCTGGACTCTGCAAAACGCCGTTTCACCCAGGTGATCAATGAAATCGTCGACGTGAAAACGTATCGAACCGTCGAAGAGATCCTGATCATTGGCGGCGGCCACGCGGCGACAATGACACCTGTGGACACTTCCACGCTTATCAACAGCCAGTACCGCCAAGTCGAGCAACGCGCAGGCGGCATTCGGGGCCAGGTTGGCTACACGGCGGCCTACGCCGCTTTCGTCGCTGCAGCCAGTGGTAAACTGAAGGGCCAACCGCGGCCAGGTAACCGCGGCACATACTGGGCACCCGGCGGTGAGCCGAACTTCTTGGTTCGCGGCTTTGAAGATCCTGAAACGCAGGCTGCGATCAAGACCGCCATCAAGAAAGGAATGTCGATTTGACCACTCCGTACGACGACTTCAGCACTTGGTTCCAGGGCGCGCCGGGCTCAACCCAATACCGCCGTGCCAGGGGTACTTGGGTTGAGCCCTCCGGGGATGAGCCCGACAGCCGCTTTGCAGTGTTCCAGTTCCAGGGCGGCCCAAAGCCCGACGTGGACTTGATCAGCCCCGTGGTCGACGTGACGATCCTGGGCAAACGCGGAGAGCGCAACGTGGCCGGTTCGCTACCGGATATGGAGAATTTCGTGTACGATTTGGTGGCGCGTTCCATGTCCAGCACATGTAGCGGCAAGATTACCGGCATTCGGGCTATTGGCCTGCCAGTTGGACCCGGCTTCACCGAAGAAGACCGCCCCTGGTACAAGATCAGCTTCGAGTTGACCGGTGTGGCCC